TTATCAAACACCAAGAAGGACAAGATATGTTTAGACTAAACAATCAATTCGTACCTGTTGATCCTCGTTACTGGGATGCTGACAAAGATATTACTGTTAATGTCGCAATCTCTAAAAACAGCGATGATGAACGTATGGCAGTTTTAAATAATTTAGCAGGCAAGCAAGAACAAATCTTACAAACACTAGGGCCACAGAATCCTTTGGTGAATTTACAACAATACTCAAACACGCTCGCTAAAATGATTGAGATGGCTGGTTTCAAAGATGCCCAAAGTTTTATTAATACTGAAGTGCCACCAATGCCACCACAACCAGAAGAACAGAAACCTGATCCAGCTACTTTATTAGCACAAGCAGAAATTCAAAAAGCTCAAGTGCAAGCACAAAAAGCTGTGATTGATGCTGAAACAGATCGTATGAAAATTATTATGGACGATGATAGACAGCGTGATGAAGCCGAAGCTGATATAAGATTGAAGTCAGCAGAGTTAGCTGGTAAATATGGCACACAGATTGATATTGCAGAAATAAATGCGTTGATGGAACGTGACCGAGAAACTATCCGACAGATAGCGAAAACTCAATCACAGGGGTTGTTTAATGACGACTTCAACATCTCCAATTAAGTTATACCATTTGGAATGTGTGGTTGGGGAACACGTTTATATCGGCACAGACATCAAAGCTCGTAGTTTTGAACAAGCAAAATCATTTATGCAATTTTTATTTAAGGATAAAATAGAAGCAGATACAGAAATATTTTTAATTAAGGAAACGACTTTACACTAATGAAAGATTCAAGATTAAAACGAGCTGGTGTTTCAGGGTTTAACAAACCAAAAAGAACGCCAGGACATAAAACCAAATCACACGTGGTAGTTGCTAAAGAAGGCGATAAAGTTAAAACCATTCGCTTTGGACAACAAGGCAAGACGGGTGATAAAACCATGACTAAGCGTGCTAAGTCTTTCAAAGCCAGACACGCAAAAAATATTGCTAAAGGCAAAATGTCCGCAGCGTATTGGGCAAATAAGGTGAAGTGGTGAGAAAGTTTAAGAAAGTACCAAAGACCAAAGGTGGCGTACCTAAGAAGTATGTTGCTGGTGCAAAGAACCCTAAAGCAAGGGAGAAAGAAATAAAAAGAACTGCTAAACTATACAAACAAGGTAAATTAACCCCAGCTATGATGAACAGAATATCTAAACAGAGAAGTAAAAGTGGCAGGAAGTAAAGAAGCAACTTTAAAGAAATACGCTAAGTCTAGTGGTATTTCCAAAGGCACTTTAGCAAAAGTTTATAAACGAGGTCTTGGTGCATATTATTCATCAGGATCACGACCAGGTACTTCTGCTCATGCTTGGGCTGCTGGTCGTGTTAGATCTTTTGCTACAGGCAAAGGTGGTGCAAGAAAAGCCGATGCAGATTTATTAAGACCAAAAAGTAAAAAGAGGAAAGCATAATGCCATTTAGTAAATATTCTCCAAAACAAAAAAAGTTAGCTAGAGTAGCTAAACCTCGTAATAAAATTACAGCAGCAGATTTTAAGAAATTAAAACAAACTAAAAAAACAACTAAAAAAAAGAGGTAAATTATGCCAATGGGAAAAGGAACTTATGGTTCAAAAAAAGGTAGACCAGTAAGTAAAAAAAAGAAAAATAAAAAAACTTCTAAAAGAAGATATTAGTATGAAAAAAACAAAGCAACTTACTCAAAGACAAAAAGATACTTTGAAAAGACATCAAAAACATCATACTGTTAAACACATGAGTGAAATGAAAAAGCTAATGCGACAAGGTAAAACTTTTACTCAATCACATAAAATTGCTATGAAAAAAGTTGGCAAATGAAAAGTGGACTTTGAGCAGTATTATGTTGAAGCATCTTTATTTTTGGCAAGCGTTTTAGGCGGACTTGCTCTGAAAGACTATTCAGTATCATTCATCAAAGGTCTTAAATTCAAACTCAATTCACAATTTAACGAAGGCGATAAAGTCTTACTAGATGGCGAACAAGCCATGATAATTAAGATTGGCATGGGTACAACTGTCTTTGGCGTATATTCAAAAGATGGCTATACTTGGCGTTATATTAGTAATAATAAAATAGAAAGTTTAAAACTAGAAAAAATAGTTGATAAAAATTTACACGTTGATTCAGCACATGAAAAAGCTATGAAACTACAAAAGATATTGGAGGGTAAAGACAATGATTGATAAATTTTTTAAACCAATAAGTGATTTAATTGGTAAAGCCATACCTGATAAAACTAAGCGTATGGAACTAGAAGCTAGTATCAAATCACAAATGATTGATTTGCAAAAAGCTCAAGCAGAAATTAATTTAGAACAAGCTAAACATCCTAGTATTTTTGTTTCGGGAAGTAGGCCTGCGATCCTTTGGATCTGCGCATTGGCCCTAATGTGGCAATACTTTTTAGCACCTTTGATGAATTGGATAGTAGTTATCTCAGGCTCATCAATACAGCCACCAGTTTTAAATACTGAAGGACTAATGACTTTAACTTTATCTTTACTTGGTCTTGGTGGTTTAAGAACTGCTGAAAAATGGAAAGGTGTAGCTCGTAATAATATGCGAGAAGAAAATGTTAAAGATGTACTAAGACCTTGATATGGTTTTTATGACAGAAATATCAGCAGTCTTATCCGATAAGAGCGTTAAGATATTTGAAGGCCCATTGGTTTATGCTAATGATTTTTCCGAAGCCGAACGCAAAGCAAAAGAAATGAACAAAGACTTAATGGTTGTAGGTGAATACTATATGGCTGAACAAATACTATTTGAAGATGAACTGGGAACTTTATAAAAACTTTAAAGCAGAAGAATTTGCTTGTCAGCATTGTGGTAAGGAAGGCATTAAAGAAGAATTGCTAAATAGATTGCAAGTTCTTAGAACTTTCTTAAATTTTTCTTTTGTGGTTAGTTCTGGCTATCGTTGTCCAAAGCATCCAATCGAAGCAAAAAAATCCAAGCCTGGTACACATACCACAGGCTTTGCAGTCGATATATTGTGTCGTGGCACAGAAGCATATAAAATTATAACTCATGCACAAGAATATGGTTTTACAGGTATTGGTGTTAATCAAAAGGGTAATAGTAGATTCATTCATTTGGATATTGCAGATCACTCAGAAGAAAGACCAAGACCAACTGTTTGGAGTTATTAATGGCAAAAGCAACAGTAACAGAAGTAGATAAGCGTTTAAGTTCGCACGAAGCTGCTTGTGAACAACGCTGGAAAGAAAATTACAGACGTTTAGAATCTATTGAACATGGTATTACCTCAATCAACAAAACCCTTAGAAACGCTTTAATATTTGTCCTAACTATATTTTTAGGCGTAACAGGATTTCTATTTCAAGAAATTATTTATCAAGCCATCTCATAAATTATGCCCTCACAAAAAGAAGTATTAGAAGCCAATGAAGCAGAAGTTATTTTAAATAGCGATGTATTTAAAAAAGCTGTTGCTAACCTCAAAGAAGAATATATGCAAAAGTGGGAAAACTCCTCTGAAGCTGATAGCAGTTTTAGAGAAGATTTACACAAAGCAATCAGAATTTTGCCTGAAGTAGAAAAACATCTTAGGATTATTATTGAAAAAGGCAGAATAACGAAAACTCAATTAGACAAGATAAGAAGCATAACTAGGTAATAAACCTTGAGCTTTCCTAGTCTTTTAGAGTAAAATTCAAACATTATTTACACAATGAGGTAAAAACATGGCAACAACGGAAAAACCGACTGCATTAAGAACAAATTTAAAACAGGCAGAAGAAGCATTTACTACTTTACTGACTCCTGAAGAAGAAGCACCAGTAGAAGAAATTGTTGAAGCTGTCGAAGAATCTGTAGAAGAAATCGAGGAAGTTACCGAAGAACCAGAAATGGAAGCGGAAGCTGCCGAAGAAGTCGAAGAAACAGAAGAAGAATATCTTGAAGAAGATCAAGATGAGTCACAAGAAGATCAAGTAGAGCTTTTGGATGACGAGCAACCTCAACTTTATACCATTAAAGAAAATGGCGTTGAAGTAGAAGTCACACTCGAAGAACTCCAAAACGGCTACAGTCGTCAGCAAGACTATACACGCAAGACTCAAGAATTGGCTAATCAACGTAAAGAGATTGAAAGCCAACAAGCAGAGTTAAGGCAAAAGGATGACATTTATAAGGATTTGTTACCGAAACTTGAAGCTAATTTAAAAGCTGAGTTAGGTGAAGAACCAGATTGGAAAGCTATATATGACGAAGATCCTATTGCTTATGTTCGTGAAAAAGATGTTTGGAACGAAAAACAAAAACGCTTGGATGCAGCTCAAGCTGAACAGCAAAGAATCAGAGATGAGGAACTTGCTGAACAACAAAAACAAGTTAAAGAATTTGTTGAGTTTGGTAATCAAGAGTTATTGAAAAAAGTTCCAGAATGGAAAGATTCTGAAAAAGCTAATTCTGAAAAGATAGCTATTAGGGATTACGCCATAAACATTTTAGGATTCACGCCACAAGAAATGGATCAAGTTTATGACTACCGC